GGACTTGGCCGTAATAATTCCGGCCTCGATGATGGCTCGGTTGATCGTTTTGAACGGGCGAGCCTCGGTGTAACCACAGGTCAGGCGCTGCAACTCAATGCGCTCAGTGGCGCTACCGCTGGTGCTGTAGCTGCCTGAGACGAAGGTATCCTTGCCTGTAAATGGATTGACGTAAAGAACGTACGGTGCACTCAGGGGGTCATTGACGACCGCACCAGGAGCGATTTCAGCGTTGCCGCCAAGCTGGCGTACCGCGTCGGCGATAGTGGCGATCTGCGAGCGAAACGTCCCTTGGGAGCTGTTGAGGTTGTCGGCTGAGCCCGTTTGGCCGCCACGAACAATTTTCGCCACAGTGCAAACCGATCGTTAAGGACAGTCTAGAGCGCCTAGTTGGTGCCCATCTTGAGAGCAATCTCGCCAACTGTAACAAAATCAGCGGAGCCGGCAATCAAATCGCCGGCTCTGACGTTTATGGCTGAACTCGTCACGAGAAGATTTGTTTCGTAATAGAGCTGACCAGGCAGCATCCCAGCCTCTGAATTGGTAATCATCCAGAATTGCGCTTTAGCTTTGCAGCCTTTTTCCGTCAGCAAGAGCAGGCGCATGAGTGTGGTGCTGTCATGCTCGCTTTCATTGGCGCGCCGATCGACGAGAAAATCAAAAGTACCACCACCGTTAATAATGCTCTTAATAGCTTCTCCATATTTTTCACCTACAGCGGTTGTGTCAACTTCAGGCGCACTTAAATTCAGGGTCCAACCTTGCAGGTCACATTGCAATAACCATAATGCACCATTTTCGTCTTGACTGTCAATGTAATAGCGTGGCACAACGTCCATGTTGTCATATTCAGCCGTACCAGCAACGGGCTGAATAAATTTAGGCGCAAAATCGCAGATAGACTCAAGCGTAACTTCATCTTGGATGTCACTGTATAGGTATTCGCCCAAATAAGCCACGCAATTGGCTATGGCATTTTGATATTCAACGGTGCTTGCCGGTGTCATCAGCAGCGAGCCGTAATCCACATTAAACAGAGGAACACGTCCGTTTAATGAGCCGGCGAGTGCGTCAGCGCGGCTTGTGTAAAAACTAATTCGATCAAGTTGATCCCTGTAAATGTAAAAGCTTTTGGTTGTAGTTAAACCGCACTCCTCTGCCCGCATATAAAACGGGTCGCCTTCTTCTGCGTCGTAAAATGCGTCATTGTTGTCTGCAATATGACTTCTGTTGCTGCCTATATACCAGTCACTGCCTTGATACGTAGCATGACCATCAGGACAGTCAGGCCCGTTTGATGCAGTATCTAGTGGCAGGCCAACAGAACTAAAAATATCTACTTCATCGCCACTCCAGTATTCAGGGTTGCGAACATAAATACTGTTGTAGCTAGATTGCAGCGCACTCGAAGGCACCACTACTGCGCTTGGCGCTTCGCGGAGCAGCTTTACGATTCCGCCGACGCCAAGAACAGGCATTAGATCGTCTCCTCAAATGCGCCGGATACTTGAAAACTAACATTGCACGCAACAACTTCGCCGACCGAGACTGGCGTACTCATTTGATTGATTAGCGCCTGAAAACGAAAAGCCTTCCCACTTGAACTGTTCAGGATCATATCGACTGACTGCGGACCCTGATTGTTGGTAAAAATGTTCCCGACAAGAGCGGCTACTGCCGAATCGGTCTCGTCGTAAAGGACGGTGGCGCTACCTGTTGCACCACGCAGCCCTTCGACGTAAGTGCGATCGTATTCACCGAGGCCGGTGGTTTCGAGAGTATCTCTGGAAACATCGAGGCTAAAGTTGCGGCATTTGCCGATGCGCAGTCCCTTGTAGCGCAGTTCGCCGCTATTGCCGGTAAGAATCGCCATCAGCCGTCCCTCTGACCCTCTAGTTTTACCGTTATACTACTCAACCCAGGTCGGACTGAGGTTAGCTGGGGCTGGTCTGCAAATCGCCAGACGTAATCGCGTTGCAGCTTCAGTCGTAAATCGTTGTCCATACCAGACCATAGCTCGATAGGCAAGGTCAGTTGATCCTTGCTACCTTTTGCGGCCTCGTAAGCATTGACGATCTGAAGTGCAGCGCTATCGGCAATGTTGCCAAACTCAAGCTCCAAGGAAGCGTTGAACGGTTGGCTGCCATAAGCGCGAGTGGTGCCCGTACCAGAAATCGATACGAAACGCTTGACTGCGTATTGCCCTTGGACAACGCGGCGACCCGTTGGCTGGATTGCTGGGAAAGACGTAGCCATCAGGTCACAGTCACCGTTTTGGTTACCGTTTGCGGGCTGTCTGCTGCGCCGAGTGCGCTAACGAGGCAGCTCACGGTGTAGGTTCCGGCGCTACTAAACGTGATGTCTGTGGCGCTGGAGCCGGATGAATCGATTGTAGGTCCGACTGGTGTTACGGTCCAAGCGTAGAAAATGCTAGTCGCTGTGCCGCTGATGCTGATGCTATAGGGCGTTGCTGTGCTGACCGTAGTGCTGGTTGCGCCAGTCATCGTGACTGTGCCCAATGTTTGAGTCACACCAGCGGCGACAGAAGTGATCGTCTTGCTGGCTGAAAGCGTGGTGCTGCCTTTGGTAACAGCGCAAGTAATTGTTTTGTTACCGTCGCTGGTAGCCGTAACAGTGGTTGTGGCGCTTGTCGAGCTTCCAAAAGTTACGCCAGAGCCGGTCCAGAGATAGGTGTATGAACCTGCACCACCGCTAATCAGTGCAGTAAAGCTGGACGCCACGTTGGTGGTAACCGTGCCAGGGCCAATGATGGACACGCCGGTGAAATCACTTGTTGTAGTGCCGCTGTCTTCGCTAGTGCCAATCCGTCCTTCGATGACCCAGTTGGATTCAACATCCCAGCCATCGACTAAAGCGCTGTAACCATTTGCCTGCAACGGGAAATAGAGAGCTTCAACGGATACGTTTCCATCCTCGTCGTAACCAAGGGACTGCACCTTGTACGCCCTAGTTTCGATTGATGCCTCTTTTACGCAAAAAACAGATGATGTTCTGCCGCTAGCTTTTCCTCCCGCAATCGTCAGGTCAACTTCTTGGATTTGATTGGTAGCCCCATCCCAAAGCAGAACTTCATAGGTGCCATCGGACAGGGGAACCGTGCTTGTGATGACGCCGTTGCTGTCAATTGCGCCATTGTTTGGTTGGTTGTAGACAACTGTTTCAAGCCCTAACTTGAAGCAACGTCCGATCTCAAGAGCCGCTTCCGTGGGCACTGTTTTGAAACTCACAGAATGAGTAACAAGCCTTCTACCTCGGCATATGTATTTTGCAATATCTATCGCATGATTTTCACTTGTGCAAAAATCACTCAGATCAATTGTTTCCAGTGGAGCATCTGATGCAGTACTAACCTCTCGCACTGTTACTTCACGAATGACAGGGAAAAGCCCTTTGCTGCCAGCATCCTCTACGGTCTTTTCTTGACGCCACTTAACACTAACTCTTCCCGGAGTCCGTTGATCCGATTCTGCATAAGAAAACTGCAGGGTATCTTCAAGGATATTGCCTGCTGTGTATAAATTCGTAATTGGCTCTGGTTGGTCAAAATAAACGGCAGGTTGTAGCGCAAATTTTCCGTTTTTGATCAGAAAGTCCAGCAAAAAATAACTCGCCGTTTGACTGCCCCATTGGCGCAGATTAAGCGGTTGAGCTAGTGCTCCATCAAAGAAATATCGCCTGCCGCGAGTCCATGTCGCGCATTCGGCAAAACTAGCGTCATCAATTTGCTCGGGGCTGAGGATAGAGCCAACACCGTAACGACTATTGGTCAGCAAATCTTTGAGCACCTCGGGGAATGTATGGATGCCACCAGCAATGCCTTGGTTGACATAAACCGAAAGCTGGCTGAGCTGCGTAAATTCAGTACTGGAACGCATATTCATGCCCACCAGCGCTATATCGTCATAAACAGGCACCGTTGCGTTTGGCGCCAAAAGGTTGACATACACCAGTTCGTGCTCTGGTGAGCTAGCACTGCTTTGGATTTCCTCAAACACAAAATCCTCAGCAAGCTTGCCCCAAGCATCGGCATAATCACCACTGTCAGAAAGGGTGACGCCTAGGTTGCGATCACGTGTTGCAGCCATCTGGAACGTAGACGTGCTGCGGTCTACAGGTTCACCAGAAAAAGTAATCGTCACCAAGTTGGCACCGCTACCTGAAGTGATCGTGCGATAACCACTGATTCTTGAATCAAGCACCTCAAGATTGCCGGTGGCGATATTGTTTCTAATTTCCCAGCCAGTCAGAGGTTCAATTCGGAACTCCCACTGCTGAAATGATGGCATTTGTAAGCGCAGGAAGTTATAGACCGCCTGCTGGGTAAGACTGCGTACGCCAAAGCACTGGCTTAAATAGATATAGGCATCACTCGTGCCAGCAACGCGGTAGCCGATTTTGAAGAATGAATAGCGCTCTTCTGAGCCGCTATAAGTTCCAGACTGATAAGTGCTCAGTTCTAGGCTTTGATCTGGACGGTATGTTTTGTTGTTGTAGAAATTGCAAGCTCGTCCATCAATTTCGGTTTCGCTTAGGCAATCGCGAAAATTGCAAATGCCATTGATGCGAAGCCCAAGGTTGCTGCGCAATCCAAGCTCCAGCACTTGCCCTGGGCGCGGCATTGCAAAATTGCCGATAGCGGCTTTGTAGATGTGGCTTGTTTCTGTTGCGTTAGTTGTGCCGGTCGTTGGATTCAGTACAGCACTACCTGCCTGTACGCAGCGCATTGTTACTGAAACCGCTTGACCGCCACCGATAGGCTCGTAATCAACCTCGGATGAGAAAATTTCGTCGCTAGGGCTGCGTGATTCGCAGATCAGCAATGCACTGCCAAACTTGTACAGGTCGCCGACTACAAGGGCGTCGTCCCAAGTGCGCTGTCTGCCGGAAACCGTTTGAGCTACATCACGGCATGTTTCCTCATGGTCTGGACCCTCTTGTACGCCAATAAAGACTGTGTTGGCGTCACTGCTATTGCTGAGCGTATAGGTGATTGAGTCGCCAATCGCTAAGGATACTGCGCCCGATGTCGGGCTGCCATTCTTTGCAGTAACACCACTACGAGAGCTAAATTCCGTGTTGTACTTTTGACGCTGGGCGCTCGCAACACCATCGGTATTGCATCTAATTCTCGTATCTGTTTCGCCTGCAGGTTCAGTCTTTACAACGACTGCGGGACGCAACTGAGGATTAACGCGGAAACCCAAGCCGTTGCCGATTAGCTGATATACGCCAAACTTTGTCTGAGTTGATGGCTTGTAGCTGTAACAAAAATCAGTTGTCCATGCGTTATTAAGACCTTGAATCTGGAATACATCACCAGCGCCACTGTTTTCGGCGTTGCCGGTATCGTTGGCTGCACTGCGGCCCGCAACACGATCTGCGCTTACAAGCCTTCCGCCATCGCGTGACACATAGAAAGTGACTCTGCTTGAAGTAGCATTAGCCGTGGACAAGTCGTATGAGCCGAGAACGTTGTCACCAAAGGCGAACTGAGAAGGATCTACCTCAACCAACGTGCCTTCTGAAATCAAAAAGACAGCTCGCAGCAGTTGGCTGCCACCTAAGCTGGTCATCTGACTCCAAAGCAAATTAGTGTTTACACGAACACCGCCATAAGTAACACCATCAATGGTTTCTCGTTTTGTGTAAACAAGGGGAATCGTGCTCCCTAGTTCAACAACATTTTGAAGCGAATCAAAGCCCGCCTTTGGGGCATACTCTGTTCGGCCAACAATGTTTTGCCCCGCTTCAGATGACTGCCTAATATCTGCGGGCCTAGATGGCTGTTTCGGACGAAAAATTAAAGAGGCGAGATAAGTCAGGGCTAGCCCAATAACAAGCTGAATTAAAAATGGGATAACAAGAAAGTTGACTGGCTTCCCTGCTTCTAGACGACTGTATTTAATGCAATTTTTTACGAAAGCCCTATATTCAGCCTCTGTAATGCCAAGCGTCTCAATGATCTCCCGATCCTGCGGAAGCAGCACTATCGGTTTGTTGGAGGGGCTCAGCATTACTGGAAGGAAATTGTGCCGGTAGTGGGCAGGCTGCCTACAAGGTATTGCCCCAGTGTCCGTTTAGGTGCTTGACCAGCAACCGCGTCAAGAGGGTTGCTCAATGTCAATGATAAACGCAAGCCGTCATGCTGGAACCCAGTTACCTGATAAACCTCTTCTGTAAAAACTGCTGTTTCGGCGTAGGTATCTGGGTCAAGCCAGACAGTAGCAATTTTGACGATCCAAAAATTATCGGCTGCTTCTTGAATAAAACTCAATAAAAGTTCGCTTACCGCAAAGACTAATGAGGCTTGGATGTTGCTGCCTTGTAAATCAACAGTGCTACCGCTAAAACCAAAACCGGCATACAGATAAGTGGTGCCAGCGTAGCTACGGCTTTCGCTTTGGTGAAAATTCTGGAAAGCGTAACCTACATCTCCACCGGCTAGCGTCTGGAATTTGATGTAAGTACCGATTGCGATTTCAGCCATCGTTAGATCCCTACACCTCGTCGCGTACCAGGATTATTCTTCAAGGCGGCCAAGGTTCTTTGCTGACCCAAGCGGGCGCCCTCCTGTGCTGCCAACCTTGAAGCTTGGAGCATATCCTGTTCGGTGACGAACGGAAGATCACCCGAGCCTACTCGGCTGTACTTGATTTCAGTACTGCCAGATCCGGACGAAAGCACGCGCTCAACAAGGCGTTCACGCTCCAGCGAGGATACAGTGCTGAGTGCTTCCCGATTTTCAGCAAAAGCGGAATCACTCTGACCGCTGGCATTGCCGAGGGCGTTGCGGTTGGCAACAAATGCTTCTCGAATACCAGAAGCATCAACACCAAGCCTGCCATTTGGTCCTCTCTTGAGAGGCATGATCGCTTCAGGACCAGCTTCGCCCATCAAGCCAAATCGACCAGCGCCGCCATCGGCGTACTTAAAGAAGGTTGGTTTGGTGACGATGCCGCCCATAGCAAACGGCTTGATGCTATTTTGAGCGAAATTAGCTTGACCGCCAGAAAAATAAGCACCTTTTGCTGCAAAAGCGCCAGGGAAAACTCCTCTCATTGCGGTATTTATGGCAAACCGAATCAGAATCTGTCCAATGTCCTTTAAGATACCGCTTGCAATATTTTTAAGTGTATTTCCAAGTGTTTCCGCTCCGCTAATTAACGCATCAATACCATTCATGAGCGAGCCGACGATGCCATCTTCCAGAGTTCCAACTATGTCCGAATACAAATTTTGAAGGCGCTCGGCTTGCTCTTGAGCTAATTTGTCGCGTTTTTTGCGATCAGCTTCTTCCTGCGCAGCCGCTTCTCCCTCCTGCTTTTTCTGACCGGGAAGGTTTTGAATCTTTTCTAACTCTTCACGATATTTTTTAATTTCGGTTGCAGAGGCGCCTTCGGCCTCGGCCTTAAGAATTGCTGCTTCAGCAGCCTTTACTGCCGGCTCAAGTGCTTTTACGCTTTCGTCATATGCTTTCTTGATTTCCAACAGTTGCTGTGCAAGCTCAGGAGTAACTCCTTCTTTGAGGAGTTTTGCATATTCTTGATCGTACGCAATTCGCTCTTTAATTTTGTCAACTGTATCAACAATTGGTGCTGCAGCTTTTTCGGTTAATTGATTGATTTCTTTTTGTAATGTCAGGCTGGTTTGCTTGTACGCAGCTCCACGAGCCTGCTCTAACTGAGTGCGCTCCTCAGCGCTCTTGCTCGCATTCAGTAGGTCGTTATATTTTCTTTGAATTTCTGCACGGCGAACTGCGAATTCAGTGAAAGCTTTTGCAAAGGGCTCTTCTTGCCTGAGCAGATCAAGTTTGTTCTTTTCCGCAAAATTAAGATCTTGCGCTGCCTTGAGCTGCCGCAGCATTTCTTGTCTTGCTTTTTCTGCTTCGCGGGCGGCTTTTTCTGCAGCGCGCGCTGCTTTTGCTGAATCTTTGTCAAGGGTGTCTTCGCCCGCGACAACGGCTCCACCGCCTCCAAATTGAGTTGGCTTAAATTCAGGGAAAAGATCTTCAACAGTAAAGCGAGCTTGTTCAGGCTTGCCTGTAATGCCAGCCATTCGAGCCAACTGGCCGCCAGCCCAATTGCCAAGTGCAACACCTGGATTTGCCTGCATGAAATCGTAAATGCGTTTCGCGGCACGCCCAAAAGCACTAACCACTCTTGAAAGCACCTCGACAATTGCCGCCCCAGCATTGACCCAATTGGTGACAAATTGCTTAATTTGTTGACTGTTTTCATTAATCCAATTGACCATATTTGTTAGAAAATCTTGCAGGCCTGCTCCGGTGCGTTGAAAGAAGCCGCCAAAATTCTCGGAAGCATTATCAAGCGCAATTTGCAACCTAACGCCAGCTTTTTCTGGACCTTCCGCGATCAACTGCGCAATATCGTCGTATTCTTCAAATTGATCACTGGCAAATTTAACGAAATCAGCAATTGTTACCTCACCTTGCTCGAATGCCTTGTTCAGTTCTGGCAAGGTCCTACCCGTCGCTGCGGCAAATTTTGCCACTGCACCTGGCAACCGCTCACCGATCTGGCCTGACATTTCTTCAGCACTTACCTTACCCTTGGACAAGACTTGCGTTGTTGCCTGAATCAAAGCCGCAAGATCTTGCTGACTTTTACCAAAGGCAACACCGGAAGCAACAATTCCCCTGTAGATGGCCTCAGTTTCAGCGAAGCTTAAATTATTTGCTCGCGCAGCGACTGCAATTTGCGCCAAACCTTCAATTGAAGGTCTTAATGCAACTGCATAATCATTACTAACAGACCTAGCAAGCTGAAGAAGACGATTGTATTCGCTTTGATTGGTTGCAGCTTGAGCGAGAGTTGTTTTAGCAAGGTTAAGTTGAGCGGTGTATTCAGCAACAGCGCCAGCCTGTTGCCGCAACGCACCAACTTGTGCGCCAGCAGCCGCGCCAGCAAATGCACCGCCAACCGGGCCAAGACCTGGAATAGCCAACCCGGCAGCAAAACCACCAAGACCGCCTACAAAACCTTCAGGACCGCCGAAAATACCACCAGAAATAATGGCGCCAGCAGATTGAACAGCCTGACCGGTTGTTAGGCGACGGCGACGACGGCGGTCTCTTGCCTCAAGCTGTCGATCAAAAGCAGCAAGCTCATCCTTGAATCCTTTTTCGCGAACTTGACCTTCGAGTTCAAGTCCTTCTAAAAGTTTGTCAATGTGAATCTGGTCATATTTCGCTTGAATTTCAGCTCGACGCACTCGCGCGTCTTCATAAATTCGATTTACATCGTCAAGAGAGCGTTGAATTTGCTCCTGCGCCCTACGCCCCGCCTCAGGGAAAGGCTGTGGGCCGATTGGAGTGGGATATGCGCTTTCTTCAACACGAATGCGACCAGGAGTCCTGGCTCCGGCCATGATCATGGCGCCGGTTGCCGGATCGCGATAGCCACCAACACCTGGCGCAAGAGGCCCTTGTGTCCTGTAGTATTCCTGAATATCAGCAAGCTTGCCGGCTCGGCGCTCAACGCCATCTTGCGCAATACCAAGCTTGCGGAAAGCTTCGGCAGTTCCAGTCAGTTCAGTCCGCAACTCACGCTGAATCTCCGCCATGCGATTGGCGGTTTCAACGTAAAGATTGCTGCCGCGAGTTGTATTGAGCAATCGCT